GCCGTCGAAGCGCCGCCGGCACCGGCCGGTGGAACAGCCCAGGTCGCGTCTTCACGGAGAAAATGCGTCGTGCCTGCCGAGGCTCCGGGATCAGGGACCGCTCCGCCATGATGGCCTGTGCCGCTCGCAGTCATGGCTGGCAAATCAGCCGCTTCGGCGATCGACAGCACGCCCGTCGTGGTCGTGTTCTTGAGCAACCCCGTCGCCAGAGAGGCAAGCACTTGGGCGTTCTGGAGGTTATTATCGGTCGTCGCGATGATGTACCCGGCGGTAAGGTCCCCGCCGCCACTACCGCCGGCCGCTCCCCACTTCACGCCATAGGGCTGCGTGGAATCGCACGTGAGGACGTAAGTGTCCGTGCCGACCATGAGATGGCGGTATCCGCTGCCGTCGCTCACCGGGATCACGCCCTTGGCGTACCCGAGTTCGCTTTCTTTGAAGATCATGCTGAGCCCCTTCCGGAAGACGCCCCGGGTTGCAGTCCCCGGGGTGGAGCAGGAGAATCAACCCACGTGGAGCCGCATGTGGCCGATGTAAACGCCCGGGGCGATACAGAAGATGGTCGCCCAATCGACATAGCTGTTCGTGGTCGAGAGCGTGTACGTCGCTCCGACCCAGGTAATCGTCCCCATGTTTGTCGTGGCCAAGGTTGAATCCGTGCCCGACGCCGGCTGCGTGATCAGAATCTCGATCTTCTGACCGACCTTGGCGTTCGCGAACGACGGGGCCCATGCGTCCGCTGTCGTGAGCTGGTACTGGAAGATCGATGCCGTACTCCAATCGATCGTTCCCGTGGTCGTGACTGTCACAGAGGGAGCAACGGGACCCAGTTCACCGGGAACGAGCCCCCAATATCCCCCCAGGCCAACGGGGTGCATCCCGTACGCGCCGTCGATGTCTCCAAAACGTGCGATCATGATCGTCCCCCTCTCAGGAGTTGATGATCACGCCGAAGTCGGGACGGATGACGCCGAGGGCGTACCCGAAGTCGACCGTGACGAAAAGGGCCTGGTAGATGTGGACGTAGGAAACCATGACCCGCAGGGGAATTCCCATCAGGTCGATGTAGCTGACATCGACGACATTCCGCGCCTCATCCGGCGTGGCGATCGGCCGCAGGGCCAGAGCAATAGCGTACTCGTGCAGAGCGAGGTTGGTGTAGCCCTGAACGGTCGCAACGGCGGTGCTGATGTTGCTGGTGGGAGAGGTAACGACCGTCGCCGTTGTGTCATTCGTGATCGTCGCAATCTGGTAGTTGTTGTAGTTGTTCGCGGCCGCCGGGGTATTCGTGTCGCCGGCGATCGTGATCCACTGGCCCACACTGAGCTGGCTCAAATACTTGCTATTGGTGCCAGCCAGGGCCCCACTGCTCGCCGTGATCGCGCTGGTCCCGGTTAGAACCTTGATCAACCGAGCCGTGGTAGTCGCGGTCGCCTGGCTTGACGAGTAGGCACTGGAGAGCGTGAGCGACGTATCGCTCTGGATCGAGCTGACCGTGTACTGAGTCTTCGTCGTGTCCGAGCCGAAGACCAGGACCGAGGCAGGGGCAGTCGTCGAGAGCTGCGACGTGAACGCGGTGTTGAGTCCGGTCACGATCGCGGAGCCGGCCGTCACCGTCACCTGCCCGTAGATGATCGACCCCGAGGCGGTCGGCATCTGCTGATCCCACACCACCTGGAAGTTGAAGGCGTGGCCCACGTCGGCCTGCTGGCGCGCTTCGAAGGCGATCGCCGCCGAAACCAAGGACTCTTGTACCCAGGCCGTGTCGCCGAGCATCTTGCGATACACCTGGTTGTGCACCATCAGGCGCAGCTTGTCGCGGTCCTCGAGGGGTACTTTCTGATCGGCCAGCGTGCCCCACGCGTTGAGCTGGTCGTTGACCGTGACTTCACCCTGGGTCGCCCCGATGATGGCGGCATTGCTGTTGAAGTTCGTCGGCGTGATGAGCGCGGCGATCTGGCCGTTGAGGTACTCACGCGCCCGCTTGTAGAGCGGGTCAAAGAACTTCTGAGCGAGGTCAACGGCGGTCTGCCACTGCTCGAAGTCCTGAAACTGGAGGGCGGCCCCGGCCCGGGTCTGGAATACCAACGGAATGTAGTTGGGGTTCACCGAGGTCCCGGTCAGGATCCCATTGTTGATGGCCTGGAGCGGGCCCACATCGGGGAAGTAGACATCAACCGTCTTGCCGATGCGGGCGGCCTCGGGTTTGACGTCCTTGTAAACTGCGTCGAGCAGCGCGGTGCGGCCGACTTTCGCCTGGTTGTATTCGGCGGCCCCGGCGACGAGGGTCTCGAAAAATGCAGCAAAATTGTTAGCCACTGGAGGCTCCTGAAAGCCCCGTTGCCGGGGAACCGAATTGAGAAAGAACGAAACGCAGAGCGAACGAAGGGAGTGGCAGCAAAAAAAGCGACTGGAGGGAGCGGCAGCAAAAAGCTACTTGTTGCAGTCCTCAGACCTGGGCTTGGAGCGGTTCAGCTCGCCGTCGCGGTCGAGCAGGTTCGGCCGCGCCTTGTCCTGAACTGAGGCCCAGCTTGTCACGGTCGGGTAGGTTGCCGCCGCGTTTGCCCGGGCGGCGGAAGTGGCAGCCGCTTTCGCGGCGTCGATCTGACGGGACATGGCGAGTCCTTTGTAATAATATGACTATGGTTTTGGAAGCTCATTTAGCGCGGGGCTGCGTTCGGAGAGCGTGGCCCCGCGTTGTTATCTGAACCGGCCTTCCTTTGCCGCGGTCGCGATCAGCTCCTTGTTGCGCGGGTCGAGCATGAACTTGGGATCGGCCCGCATTTCGGCGGTGACGATCGTGCCGTCCATGCCCTGGTTCCGTTCCCGCCGGCCGCCGCCGGCCAGAGTCTGCGAGATGTCGAGGTCGAGCCCGTACTTGGTACGGCTGGTGGGCCTGGCGGCCTCCCGGGCGGCCGTGGCGGTGCCGTCCCCATCAGGGTCGAAGGCATAGTCGGCCTCGGACTTGAGCTTCGCCACGAGGCTCTGGAGGGCCTTCTCGTCGATCTCGTCGGCCTCGGGCTTGTACTCCGCGAGCTTCCAGAGGTGCCGCAGCGCGCCCTCCTTGGCCTTGGCCCCCTTGGCCAGCTCGGTGAACTTGTCGAAGTGGTTGCGGTCGCGGATTGACGCCTCCAGCTCGGCGATCCGGGCGGCCTGGGCGTCGGGTGCGGACACCTGGGATTTCAGCGCGTCGCGCTCTTCGCTGATCGTGGAGAGCGCATCACGGTATTCGTCGCGCTCGGAGGTCAGCTTTTGGAGCTGGGCGGTCAAATTGTCAACTTGCCCTTTCAAGACGTCGAGGGCGGTTGTCTCGGCCATCGGTTCTGGTTCCTGTGAAATTGGTTCGTCTGCCATCAATGTCTCTTTGCTCTGGCCTTCTTCGCCGCCGCCCGACGCTGGACGTTCAATGCGATGGCGATGGCTTGGTCGCGGGGCTTGCCCGCTGCCTCCTCGGCTGCGATGTTCTTGCCGACGGCGGCTTTACTCTTGGACTTTTTCAGGGGCATGTTTCCGTTCTCCGATCAGGGCCACGATTCGCTGTCTGAGCACGGCCAGGGCCGGATCGTCCGACTCGGCGAGCGCGTCCCGGTACTGCACGAGCTGGCTGCGCAGCAGCGGCCACATGGGATCGGCGGTGGGCCGGCGGGCGATCCGCCGCAGATTCTCGGCCTGGACCACGGTCTGCTCGATCAGGGCAACGTCGAAAATCGGCTCATTCCCCCGCGTAGTCGGGCACGTACTCGGACGTCAGCTCACACTCGTAATGCCGAGTCTCCATACGGTCAGACCAGGTGACGTAGTAGCCCGCCGCATCTGGCGTGAGGTAGATACCCGTGATGAGGCCCGGGGACCGCTCGCTCGCCAGCCGGTGAAACACCACATCACCGATCGCGCGATCGAAGCGATGGATCCGGCCGGGGGTCTTGATCGTGGTGGGCATGGTCAAACTTTGTCGAGTGAAAACACAGCCGGGCCAGATGTTCCTGGCATCTGACCCGGCCCCGCGCAGCTTCCACGACACGCGGTTGTGTAGGGGGATGGGTCAATCGCTCGCGACCGCGTCATTCTGCGGTGAGTTGACGTCTTCGTCGGGCAGCTCTTCGCCGCTATGGGCGCCCTCTGTGTCATCCTCTTCGGATTCGGGCGGGAGGTGCAATTCGCCCGGGATGGCCTTAGCAGGGAGGATGCCCTTGACGACCTCCTCATCTTCGGCGGTCTGCTTGAGATGTTCGATGGCCTGATCGCGGGAGAGCCCGTAGCGATCCATGCAGATGGCCACGCGCGACTTCAGGCCCATCGACACTTCCCACTCGTCCGACTGGTCGCGGTCAGGGCCCGGGACCGGGATCGCCGGCTCGGCCCATGCCAGGAGGAGCTGGAGGTCCTTGGCCGCGTCGGCCAGGCCTGCCGTGCCGTAGTGGTTGCCGCAGCAGGTCAGGACCTTGCGCGCCAAGCAGGTCTCGGCCATCTGGTAGATCCGGCGGCGGTTCTTGGCTCGCTGAAGGAGCGGCCATTCCTTGATGATCAGGCTGATCCCGGAGGGCGCGTCGCCGTATTCAATCTCCAAGGCCTGGAACGGCAGGTTGACCGCCGTGGCGACCTGCTTCATGTATTTTTCGAGGTCGACCCAGATGGATTCAATGGCGAGCTGGGCCTGTAAATACTCCGCGGAGGGTTCACCGCCATCTGCGTAACCTTCGCCCGTGTACCCTGTACCTCCACGGAAAAGACGCATAAATCGCCCGGGGCCGACTTCTGGGGTAAACGTAGGAGAGACATTCTTGAAGACGCCAATGGGACGTCCAAACTTTTGAATGAGCTCATCAAGTTCGCTGAGGCGGTCGTTAACTCGAAGTTCCGCCTTTCGCAGGAACGTGCCAGGTCCGGGAGTCCAGAACTGTCGAACCGGAGCTCGATAATGCATGAACGCAAAGGGAATGCAGCCATAGGTATTCTTCTCGGCTTTTTTGTCTTCGAGGGCAACCCGCGCCCCGGCCGTCTTGTCCTTGGCGTACTGAGCGGTCAGAAAAGTCCGGACCTCGTCCTCGAACCAGAGCTTGTACCGTGTCCGCTCGTTGTAACGGTCGATCGTGACCACGGCGAACGGCTGGCGTGGATCTTCCGGGTCGGTGAAGACCGTGAACTCGTCACCACCCCAAAGCTGCAGATCAACCGGCTTGTCCACGTCATTCGTGCACTTGACCTGGATGGCGCAGACGTCGTTGAGCGTCGCCTGGGCCTCGGCATGGTTCATCAGACAGTCGATGTGGGTGGTCTTGTAGACCTGCTCGAGCAGTTTGTCGGCAATAGCAGCATCAACCACACTTCGCTGTGGGCCAGGGTTGTAAGTGTGCTCACACAGTCGGTCAACCGCCTGCTGCACGAAGCCGGACTGACGGCGCGGCCGTCCCGCAAAATCGAACTCCGTCTCGGCTTCCCGCCTGGGTTGGTACCTGTCGGACTCGAGATCGTAGAACGCCTGGTTCTCGATGGCGGCCGCGAGCCGCGGCCGGTGATTGCGCAGACCGGACTCGACTTCCTTCGTTATCCACGACTTGTCATCGGAGGAAATGGAGGAGCCGGTATTCGGCAGCACGGGAAACAATCTGGGGTCGGAATCGGTCATAGGTGATCGGTGAGGACACCGTCGCTTTCAAGCAACGGAGGAACCTCCATCCCTCTTGATTAAGGATTGAATCGATCCTACAAGAGTAGTGTGAAGCTCACACTCCAAGTGCAAATGCTGCCCAACGCCGCTCAGAAGCCGATCCTCCTGGCCACCATGGAGCGGTTCAACGAAGCCGCGACGTTCGCTGCCAAGGTTGGATTCGAGGCTGGTGTCCTCTCCCAGCCAAGCATTCACAAACGGTGCTATGCCGAGATCCGCGAGCGATTTGGACTATCGGCTCAGATGGCCGTGCGAGCCATCGGCAAGGCCGTCAAGGTGTTCGCTGGCAACAAGACCAAGTGTCTTTCCTTCAGGTCGCACGGGGCCGTGACCTACGATCAACGAATCTTGAGCTTCAAGGGTTTGGACAAGGTGAGCCTGTGGGCCTTGGGCGGGCGGATGATCGTGCCGCTGATCTATGGCGAGTACCAGGAGGAGCGATTCGACCGGATGAGGGGGCGGGTCGATCTTGTCTACCGCGGCGGGAAGTTCTTCCTCTACTCGACCGTCGATCTCCCCGACGACGGCCCGATCGAGCCCAAGGGTTTCCTCGGTGTCGATCTGGGCATCGTGAACATCGCCACTGATTCCGACGGCGACACATATTCGGGTGAGGCTGTCGAACGGACGCGGCAACGACATCAAGAGAACTGCAGGCGGTTCCAAAAGCGTGGGAGCAAAGGGGCCAAGAAGAAGCTCAAGAAACTGGCGGGTCGGGAGGCCCGCTTACGCAAGCACGAGAGCCACTGCATCAGCAAAGACTTGGTCCAGAAGGCGAAAGAGACCGATCGCGGCAACGCCCTTGAAGACCCAAGGGAATTCGCGATCGGACAACGTTTCGAGCCAAGGACCGGGATCGCCAATCGGGGTGGAGCTTCTCTCGACTGCGTCTGTTCGTGGAGTACAAGGCCCAGCTCGCGGGCGTGCCGATCGTGCTGGTCGACCTCCGCAATTCGTCCCGCACTTGCTCGAACTGCGGACATTGCGAGGATGGCAACCGCAAGAGCCAGGCCAAGCTTCTTTGCAAGCACTGCGGCTACTCCGCGAATGCTGATTTCAACGCTGCCCTGAACATCAGGGATCGGGCTACTGTAAACCAGCCTCAAAACTGGAGATCGATGACCCCGGATTCGGACCCGGGCGAGATCAGCTGGAAAGCCGTCCGCCTTTAGGCCACGGTTGTTTACGATCCAGCCTTTATCTGCGTCAGGCATTGGGCGTGATCCACTAAGCGAACATGCCGGCGCCGATCGTCTCGGAACTAGTCGGAGTCCCGCACCAGATCTCCAGGGGCGCGAGATCATCGTCGGGCACCCAGATCAGGAGCCCATTGGTGTTGTCCACTCGTGACATTTCCACACTTCTCCGCGGTAAACCCAGCCGTGCCAACCGCAGCCACTCACATGAATGGAGTCGGTGCGCGGCGGTGGTCCGGTCATCGTAAGATCGTCAAGCGATGTCCCCAGCGCGTACCACCTGCCCGGGGCTGGGAGGTCCTTGTCTGGGGCTCGCGGCTCGCCGATTGGAGGACAAACCCGCGCCGCGTTCCGTCGGTGTGGGGCTGCAATCATGTCGTCCGGGACACAACCAACAAACCAGCACGGCACTGGATGGTCGCCGCACTTCGGGCACCGAAACATCACGCTCTGGGCGTCGTCGATCGAATCCACAGGGTCAAAGCCGTCAGGGGTTGCACGGCCGACGAAGGTTGCGGCGAGGTCGCGAAGACGAGTCACACGTTTTCTCAATCGAATGCGAAACTCTGGATGAGGCTGTCACCGCGATCCGGCGACCGGCCCAGCCTCAAGAGCAGGTCTTCCTTTTTTATCAGCCGCGTCTGATTGCCGACCAGATCGTAAGTCAGGGCCTCGAGATCCTCTCGCAGCAGAGCCCACCAAGCCCGGGGTGGGATGTGGAACGGTACTTGTCGACCCGACATCGGGGCCGTGGAGTCGAGATGCCAGTCGGGATTCAGTCGCCGCCGGAGCTTCCAGGCTGCCTCACTGCGGAGGTTGGTAAACGCCTTCCGGTCTTGAGGCTTGCCGCTGCCGGCGTAGCCGGCGGCGTCGCCGAGGCCGCGGCGGACGAGATGGTTGCGAAAGTCGCGGCCGACTCCAAGCTTGTCGTAACTGATGTGGCTGGCGTCAACGGCGTGTACACGAGCGAGTCGCGCTGTTTCTTCCGCTGCATCAGCCAGGCATAAAGAATTCCCGGCGATAAGATCGATGATTCCATAAGCGTCCCTCACGAGGATTGACGTCGAGTCGCGGCCGACGCCTTCGGTCAGGTCGATCACGATGCGGCGAGTACGGTGAATGGGATGGGTCGGGGGCAGGTTCGGCCGCTGGACGGCGGTCGCGTAATCGAGCCAGGATTCAGGGA